GATCAGGATTCCGCTTCTGCCACGATTGGTTGGCGAACAAGACATGCAAAAAAGACAGGGAGGAGGAATGATGTCGTTCACTGGAAAGCGCAACAGCGGCCCTCGAAAGACCATGTTCCACCGCAAGCCAAAGTCAAGGAGTATGGCGAACCGTGTGTGGAATACTGTTCATAGCGTGTATGGTCGGCCACCAACCTGGATGCACATGATTCCCCCTCGCCGTTGGTATGAAGGGGATGACGGCGAGAAAGTCTTCACGGAAACAACACGTTGGGTTATCTCGTTTGATGAGAACGGGGAAAACAAAATGATCATAGATGGCCGAGCCAAAGATGTGGCTGAGGCAATCTTACAAGGGGGAATCCATGATGCTTGACGAGTTCAAATTCCCCCATGCTCCAAAAACACCCTTGTCCGTGATTGTTTGTGAATTGGATCCAAGTGAAAAGTGGATTAAGAATCACCCCTCCACCCGTTCTGCTGTGATCGATGATAGTCTTTCATATCCTGAAGACTTCTCGGAGGTTATAGCGTTCTTGCCAGCGGTCGAACTCCCCCATGCATTAAAATCACTTGATTTTATTGTATTCATTGATCTTTATGGAAACGTTGGACTCATGCCAATTGACAATGCAAGGAAGAATTACGATCCTTTGGTGAGAGAAGATACATCTGTCGAAGAACACTTTAGGCGTATGTACCTGCATAAGAAATTCACCAATGCTATGGAAAAGGCAGGATGGCATTGTATGACATCGGAAACAGATCTCAAGGCATTCCGTGATTTGACACAGCCATCAGGAACGGAATTGTTCAAGACCGTGTTGTATGGAGAAGATGGAGAAGTGGATTCGGAAGAGGAACCCCTGCCATACGATCCAATACCAGAAGCAATACTGAAAGGACTCGAACGCTTCGCCTTTTGCGAGGCTTGCGGCCATCCTCACGATACGGATGCATACTCCTTTGAGGTGGATGGCTGCGAGTCGTGCGGTGCTGAATTCGACGGAATGAACTTATTGGGGCAGATCTTCGTCATCGGAAGCAATGAAGATTCCATGCCAGGTTTGGATCAAGAGGAATGGGCATGACTTTCACCATTCCCGATCCACGTCCTCGAAAGCCATCTGCAAAGATTCCACGGTGGTGGAAATGCGGATGCGAAGTTAATCTGGATTGGGTTCTTGATGGATTCCAGTATTGCCCATACTGTGGAATGAAGTATCCAAAAAATAAATTGAATTTGATCGGCAGATGGATGTCCTATTCAAGTTGGCATACGACATACAGAAAAATTTCTGTTTCACGTGATGATATGATGCAATGCAAAACAGTTGAGCATGAGCCTGGAAATAAGGGATTTACTTCAAAGTTATGAGTGAGCCTTTAAGCCCCATATCCCTTTGGATAGAATCATGTGGCTTTTTGACAGAGCGGCGAAACGGGAACAGATGCGTAAAGAGCATGAATCATTCATTGCTCCTTTGAAGAATCTGCTTGCTGAATTATTTGCTGATCGAGGTATGCTCTTAGGAAGCACACAATATAATGAAATGATTGGAGTTGAGAAGTGTAAAGCCCTCAGCGAGATCGATGACAGAATTATTGCTGTCAAGGAAAGAATACATTCGGAGGCTACGCGATGGAAGCAACGTCTCTTGTGAAAATATGGGAAGAGGAAGATGAAGGGCAACTTTGGACATTGTGTTCAACCCTAACCTTTGGAATGGATTGGGAGGTTGCGGTTATGATTGCGCCTCCAAATCGAGCAGGTTGGAGTGTTGTTGATGTTGATGCAACAAACCTTGTTTCACGTGCCATTGCGGATGAACATCTTGCAACAATTCAAGAACATCTCAAAAACATTGGATACAGGCTGAATAATGATCATGTCAAGTGGCGTTGGAAGTATGATCAAGCGGCAGAATCATTCCGAATGAATCTTCGCGCTCCAAAAATTGTTGCACCACTTCTGGAGGAGGAATGAAAATGAAATGTGAAGATTGCGGAAGCAAGAATTTGATACCAAATGGGAAGAGATATTGCCCCCTCGAAAAGATCGAGAAGGATACTCTTCGATGCAAACAATGTAGGAGGTGGTTTTTTGGCGGTATCCATGCCCAATCCGAATGAGGAAGACGTCGAATGGGCGTACTACCTATGGAACTCTCTGTCACGGGATGGCGGCAAATGGATCCTCCCTGGTGTGGGAGTCTATCGCAGAACTGGTGATAAGAAGTTATCATTAACCGAAATTCATTTTGCGAAACCGAATAAAAACGAATTTGAGCAGAGTGTATTTGATCGACACCACTGGATTATGGTTCTCGCGGATAACATTGGGTGGACAATAGACGAGGCTGTTGAGTTGGCTAAGGACGAAGATGGACAGTTAAACATCCCTGACGAAATGATTGGTCATGTTTCGATCTGCAATGCACGATGCGGAGCCATATTACGAGTTGAAGAACCAGTTCCTTCCGAGATTTACGAATTGATTGATGAAGAACTGAGATGCCCCTGCTGCCAGCAGGAGCAAGTCATCGAACCCGCTTTGAAGGGAATCCATGTCATCGTTGATGATCGGGGCTGGCAATTGAAAAAGCAACGTCAAGAAGAGGAATGATTCATGAGTCAAGATTTTAATTCAAGATTGAACGGAGTTGTCCCTTGTCAATTCCAACCTGGTCATGAATTACATGTTATGACAAGTGAAGCATTTGGAACGAGAGTTCTCAATTTACGCTTGAACAGAATCATACCATCCATCAGAGGATACACGGGCTATACTAAGCAGGGTTTTATGCTTCAAAGGGATGAAGCGAGAGTGCTGTTAGAACAACTTCTCGAAGTGGTGAACGACGATGATCAGTGGGAAGATGATGCAGAGGAAATCGTTCCAATAGTAGGTGAAGAAGATGCTTGAACGCTGGCTTGAAAAACATCATGAAGTGATGGAGCAAATGATGATAGATCTTGAATTGCCAATTGAATTGCTAAATTTCTGCTATGATCTTTGGTTGGGAGCGAGGTTGAAAGCACCAAGGACGCCAAACTCCCTGATCGTTGATTGCATTTACACCATAGCGCATATGACTGGCAACAGACGTTCCTTCACGCAAATGAAAGACGCATCGATGAGAGTCATTGGGCGGAGGTGTGAACCTCTCCATCATGACAGAAGGCGCAAGCGAGCAGGTGATACGCGTTGGGTCGAAACAGATTGGGGAAAACATTTGATTCTTTCATTGGTAAATGATGAGTCGTCGTATGACGATTTAGTCAATGGAAGTGTTTGATTGACGACAAATTACAGGGAAATATCCGAGTCTTTGAGAGTGGCCCCTGTATTGAAAACAAAGAAGTATTCTTTGATCGAGAATTTGCTTCGTAAGAATCACTTGAATCAATGGAAAATTGTTTATCTCATGCATTCCCCGTCATCTAAAGTTAGGTTGTCGGACGAAGACTTTCGAGAGATTTACTTCCTGCTCACAGATCTGTACCCCGAAGAAGTTGAACCAAATCCAGATCCAATAAATCTGTTGTCTTATTTGTCAAAGGCTTCCAAAACAACATCGATTTCGGAAAGAGTCTTTGAGATCACACGGCAAGTTCTTCATGAGGAAAGAGATAACGCAGAGAGGGCAGCATTACTTCGCCCGTTGTTTTCAAGAATTGAAAGAGAGGATCTGTTTTACGCTTTGTTGCGTATGAGTTCCAGACCATTGCCGATCAACCGACATGATGTTGTCAAGGCTTTAGCAAGAGCAAACGGAAAATTGATGAGGAACATTCGTAAAGCATCGTTTCTTATTGGTATGGAAAAAGTATGCCAACGGCTATCCAGGGGAGAAGACATCCAAGAGATCTTGACCCCTGCGCTTGGAATTCCAATGATTCTTCCATCTCCATCGGTCTTGAGCATTGATGATTTACCGTTTGGCAAATGCTACATGGAAATACCAGAAGGGCAATGGATGACACTCCATGTCCTGCGAGATGATATTTTCATGTACGACTCCGTGGGGGCAAAGGTCATTGTGGAGGACGCTACACGGCAGATGGTTAAATCTGCTTCAATTGATGAGGGCATTTACCTTGTTGAGTACGCATCAGGGAGAGACATCGAAATTCAAATTCTCGATCAGTTGAACGTTGATAGTGACATGATGTCGTTTGAAAAGCGTAGGGCTGGAATCAATTGTGCAGAGTGGGCAAAGAAAGATATGGTTTTGTTGAAGGATGCCTCCTATTATATGGAAAAAGTTGGAGTATCACAACCTGTATTACTTTGGAACTACAATGGGGTTTTGACCTATGAAAATTCCATTTATGAGGTTGCCTTGCTCAATGCACAAACATCAAAACATTCCATTTTCCAAGTGGTAGGAGGCGTTTATACTGTTGAAACCCCGCTTGCCGCACCTAAGTTGAAGAAATGGCGAGTTGCTGTTCGAGATGGCGACTCATATTATCCAGTGGGGTTGATCGAAGCCGTACCTTCGTTTTCGCTGAACAGATTCATCAAGCCACACAAAGTTGCAGATGGAGAAGAGGTTGTCATGATCTCCCCCGTGTTTGTGAAAGTCAAAGTATTGGGATCTGGATGGGGCGACTACGGTGCGTACATTCAAGGGGTCATCACTGGTCACGCCGAACAAGCGGGCTTGTCCGATTGCGTTAGCATCGATGAACTCGAAGTATTATCCAAGGGATGGGAAGATGGATATGGCGATATTATTGGAGATCGGCAAGAAGATTAGAGATTGGGCATTACGACAAGAGGGGCTATTTTCATGGTTAGCAATACCGATGGCGGTCATTATGATATTGGGGGCGACATTGCTTTATCTCCTGTTGATGATGACGATAATCCCCTTCATATGGATCAAGCAGAAGGTGATTTGACCTCGTTCATCATGTCGGCAACTTTGATTCGTGGTCAAATTCGTTGCAAACTTTCAACGATCTATCAGTGTGGGTATGAGATAAGACCCATAATTTGGTTCGTCAAGCGAACGCCCCAGGTTGAAGACAATTTGAAACGTCTTGGTCTTGAATATCGTGACACATTTGTTCGTACACAAGACATCTCTAAATTGTGCCATGCATACCGCCGCTACTTCAATTTGAGCAATATGGAAAATCAGTTGAAAATGGTCGATCACTTTAATGGCATATTGCCGCAGCCACACAATCACGAAGAGGTTGAGGAGATCATTGACTTGTTAGATGAACAGAGTGAGTCTTTAAGACCCCCCTCCCCTTCGGATGAATCCCGCAAAGGAAGTGAACAAACATGAATGAAGCATTGAAGAGAGTAATGGACGCCAAGAACTGGGATGAAGCCACGACGAAGGAGAACTTCGCCACCTTCATCAAAGAAAACTACCCCGAAATTTGGACACAAGCAGGTACTGTTCTTGCTAATGTGTCGCCTGATGACATCGATTTCTTCTCGTCTGCATTTGAAGTGAACAGTGTTCGCCGCAAAGGATCCGGTGGCAAAGGCGAAGAATGGGTTGGAATGGTCGTTGCTTATGACGGCACACGCGACACAATGGGTCGTCAAAGAGATTCGGCAATCGATGCCGCAGAAGTCAACATCAGTCAAGCCCTCCGCTACGGCATTGAAGTCAATGGACGCACCGTTTCGATTGGCCGTGTTTCCAAGAAAGACGGCGAATGGGTTGTCTATGATGCCAACGATGCCATCACATACAAGGAATCAGTCAAGGGCGAAGACGTTCCGCTGTGGGTCATCGCCATCAACGGTGGAGCCTCTCACATCTGTCTTTTGAAGGCCGACAACCGATCACCAAAGCGAGCCTTCATGCCAAAGCGCAAGTGGCTTTTCATCGGCAACACAACCGGCTCCTTCTTCTCGGAAGGGCCATTGCCTCCAATGACGCTTGAATGTTCTTTCTCTGCCGCAGAGGTTGATTTGCAACTGTTCCGCCCAATCCGATTCAAAGCGGAAAAGGAAGCAGCATGGAAGCCAGCAGGTTCCACTGAACCTGATGAGGAGATTCTCAAAGCACTTGACCTTGATCCAGATTATGGTTTGGATTGGGTTGAAGATCAAATGGTCGCAAAGGCGACTCAAATCTTCTCCCCCGATCAATTCTTGGCTAACTTCATGGAAACGGTTGATTTGGCCTCTGCCTTCGACTATCACATGGAGAACCGCAAGATTCTGTCAAGTGGTCGAGATTGGGGTCCGACATTCGCCATCAGTGGGACAGTTGATTACATCGACTATGCTGGAAAGGAGAATGCTTACACCGAGGGTGGCTTCAAGCATTCCCTCACATTGACCTCGAACAGCCTCCGCCGTGAAGATCCAAAGGCAAGTCTTTGGCTTGACGTTCCACGCGTTCTTGTTGAAAGCCATCATGCACTTCAAGTCAAGAAGGCAGACAACTGGAAGGACTTTGCTCAGGGAAGCCGAGTGTGGGCTGTTGTTCGCTCTCGATCATGGCAAGGTACTGACGGAAACATCAACCTCAACATGGACGCCCTCAGCGTCTATGCCATGCCTCTTCGTTCCATCGTTGCACAGAATGCCCCTGACGACGCTAACAGCCTCGGTCACACGGAGGGATTTTGAATGGCGGGAACTGGATTCTTTGACAACTGGGAACCCGTTGATACCACCAAGGAACCCGTCCGTGGAGAACCTGCTGCAACTGTTGCAGATCTTCCTTCGACCTCCTCAACTGGAGTCACTGTCGCACAAGCACCTCCTCTTGAGGCTTTGATCGATGAAGCACCCGATGCTCCTGAGCAAGAACCCGCCGAACCTGCACCACTTCCTCCTGTCGGAGATCAAGAAGGCATGGTTTCTGGATTCACTGAGGTGAAGCCTCCGTCCAAAGACGGGTGGCAATTGCCACAATCAGCCAACCCTGCTTGGAAATTGATTGCGAAGGCGGTCAATACCAATCTCCGAGATTTCAACTTTGTTTTTGCAGGTGTCGATGGCCCTCGAAAGGCAGGTAAAACTGGATTTGTCTTGGACTCCCTCACAGAGGAGGAAATCGCAAATGGCGCACAGATCTGGCACGTGGACTTTGATCTTGGCGGGGAAACCACAAAGATGGCTCACCACAAAGACAAGGCGGCGAATATCGTCGTCCTCAATCCATGGGTTGTTTTCAAGGCTCGAAGCCGTGTCCCCTTTGACTTCCCTGCTACTTTCCAAAACACCATGGACATTCTGCTCTATGCGGTGGAAGTTGCTGAGGCTCAAGAGGACTACTTCCTTGCTCACGGGAAGATGCCCACGCCTTATCTCAAGACTCTCTGTTTCGATGGACTCGACCATTGGTTGAACATCTGCGAAACAGTCATGAAGATCGAAGACCTTGAACTGGGCGTTGATGGCATCGCCGTAGCAGGAAAGGCGGCAACCACAAAGATTGGACGATTCAATTGGAACATCCGAAAGAATCGTTACAATGCAGCCATGTCAAATATGCTTGAATTAGCACGTCGCTTTGTTCATGTGTATTGCATCACGGGCCGCAAGCCGTCTTATGACAAGAACGGCAACGAGATCCGTGGAGCGGATGTTCCCGCATGGCTCAAGGACTCCGAGCGTGATTTCCAACAACTCATCTCAGTTGACATCGAAGAAATGCGCGATGACCATGGTGCATTGAATGGTGAATCCAAAGCAACTGCTGTGTTGAAAGCGAACCGCACAAGCCTCGACAGCCCTCCTCCAGTGGTACTCTTCAAAAGGACTCATGATGGAGGAATTTGGAACGGTTGGCCTGGTGTCAGCGACGGTTCCTTCCGACATCCTGATGATGTCTATGATGGCGTTTCGATCAATGAAGACGGTGAATTAGTCGTCATCCCTGGAGTTGAGTGAATGAGTCAAACATCACTGGCTGGTCAGGAACATGGGTACACCCTCTCGTTCGAGCATACCCCAGAGGTCATGAACGAAGCATACCGCATCCGTGGTCTTTTGCACACGAAGCATGACATGACATTTGACACGGGAGTCGGTTCCGAAATCGATTGGTTTTTGGATTGGTCGCTTAGTGGAAATCACATGAACGACGTCTTCGCCGCTCTCACCATCGTGCTGAAATACATTCACGAATCAACAATCATCAGCGGTTATACGATCACGAAAACTCGGTGATTCGATGGAGGATGAATTCCCTAAGACAGGAATGGTTGCATTCAGCGGTGGCAAGGACAGCGCAGCCATGCTCTTGCGTATGCTTGAGTTATGGACACAGGGGGATAAACGATACCCAATTACCAAGATCACATTTGCAGACACAGGATTTGAATTGCCTGAGTTGATCGAATACATCCGAATGATCGAGGCGTACATTCAAAAAACATATCCCGAATTGGATTTGAAAGTTGATTTTGTTGGATCTCCTCGAACATGGGACGACTGGTTCTATGGTGTGATCTCCAGAGGGAACAACAAAGGAAAACAACGTGGCGCACCCCTTAGAGCGTACCCTTGCTATTGGGCAAGAGAAGCCAAGGTGCAGCCTTTGCAAAAGGCTCAAGCGGATTGCGACGTCGTTTATATCGGCATTGCCGCCGACGAAGCCCATAGAGTCGGCAAGAAGGAAGACAAACGAAACGACAAGAACAGATACCCTTTGGTCGAGTGGGGATGGTCGGAAGCCGATTGTATGCGCTATCTTGACGAACGCAATTTGGTCAATGAGTTGTATGTCAATTTCAATCGCCTCGGTTGCTTTCATTGTATCAAACAGCCTCTTGATTCATGGTGGTCGCTTTGGCGTGGCTATCCCGATCTGTGGGAAATTGCAAAGCATTGGGACAAGGAAAGTGTCAAGGTCAGCAATCATGGCCTAAGATCAATGAAACCTGGCAAGGATGGATACCTGTTAGAGGAATTGGAAAGCCGATTCAAAGAGGGGTACAAACCCTTGCCAAAGAAAGGATTGTATGATTGCAACTCCTGCAAGGCTGTATCCTTCACTGCCACTGGACAAATGTCCTTGGCTGATTTCGATAGCGATGAAGCCATTGAAAGAATGAATCCAAAATTCATAGATGAAGAACCACCTGCCTGTGATATGCTGGCATCTCCTAATGAGATGAAAATACACAACTTGATCGAAGTAAATTTAGAGGAGGAATAAACCATGAAAGAACGTTTGAAATTGAAGCCACCGAAGTTGATGCCCGTCCCTCGAAGGGATGATGTGAGGGGAACCTATGCATGGCATCCAGGGATGAAGGAATACAAGGGGGAAGACGGAAAAATTTACACGCCTGTCCTGCGAGTCTCCAAATCATCATGGTCAACATTCACCTTTTGCGAGCAGCAATACTTCATCAAATATGTTCTTGGAGTAAAGGAGCCTCAAAATGATGCAATGCTAAGAGGAACAAATGTTCACGATGCATACGAATACATCCTCGATCATCTCCTCGACATCCATGAAGCCCATGCGATTCGAGATCATCAAGGAGAGGAGGCTCTCCATGACTATTTCCAATCATTGATTCCAACGAGTCAAGTATCAAAGGGGTGGGATGATGAGATCGCTCAACACACGGGCAATCCTTACCTTCTGGATGAGGAAAAGCATCTCGCCCGATTGATGACCGCTGAGGCAAAACGTTTCTTCCACAGCGACCCTGTTTATTTCAAGCCACTTGGAAATGAGAGGACCGTTGATGCCTTCGTTGAAATCGAAGTAAATGGGGTTGTTGTGCCTGTTCACTTGACAGGGATAATTGATCGACTCTTTGTTGGCCCAGAAGGGGATCTGCATGTTCATGAATTAAAGACTGGTTTGTGGAAAGATAAGAAAACAAAGTACGAAGGCATGGCAGGAGAAATGGCATACTATGTTTATTTGCTACGCAAATCCGACGATCCTGAATTGGGAGGAGCCAATATCAAGTATTGGGGTTGGGATCATACCAAAGGACTCGAAGGAGAACCTGATCGCATCTATCGTTTTGTTGAGCGAGTTCAAACTGGCATAGTCAGCAGCATGATTGCAAACCTCAAAGCAATGGTTTCAGCACACCTTCGATACAAAGGCGATTTTAACGGCAAGTCTTTCGCTGTAAAGCCTCCAAACGCTGAGAGGTACATCTGTGAGCCTTGGTGTAAAGTCGATGGATACTGCCCTAAGAATGCACGTTATCTCATGCCTAAAGAAATGAAGGAAAAGGCGGAGGGGAATTGATGTGCGATATATCAGCCTGTTTAGCGGAATCGAAGCGTGTTCAGTTGGATGGCGAAATCTCAATTGGGATCCTGTTGCCTTTGCTGACTTTGATGATTTTCCATCTGCGGTGCTTGCTCACCATTATCCAAATGTACCCAACCTCAAGGATGTGTTGAATGTTGACTGGTCAAAATATGAAGGAGCAGCCGATCTCGTCGTCGGAGGAAGCCCCTGCCAATCCTTTTCTGTCGCAGGAAAGCGACTTGGAATGGATGATCCACGTGGCAACTTGGCCCTCCACTATCTCCGAGTTGTTGGGGCAGTTCGCCCAAAGTGGTTCCTCTATGAAAATGTCCCAGGTCTATTGTCATCAAACGAAGGAGATGATTTTGCCATCTTCCTCGGAGAAGTGGCGAAACTCGGGTATGGGTTCGCCTATCGAGTTCTTGACGCTCAACACTTCGGAGTACCCCAACGAAGGCGTCGAATCTTCGTTGTCGGATGTGCTGACGGAGATTGGAGAAGTGCCGCAGCGGTACTATTTGACAAGCAGAGCCTCCAGGGGAATCTTGCGTCGAGCAGACAAAAGAGGGAAGAAGATCAATCCCTCTCTGCGTTCGGCTTTGGAAGCGAGAGCAGACCTGTTGGAAGAGGAATAAGTGAAGAAAAACCTGCTGGATCTTTGACGGCAGGTATGTATCATCATGGCTCGATCAACAACCAATGCTTAGGAACCAATGCTCATTTGATTATGGAAAAGGGAATCATTCATGCTGAAAAGGTCGGACCCACTATGGGGGCAAGCGGTCCACCTTATTCTCGAACAGGAAACCAAAGGGTTGAGCATGAAGCGTTAGTTGTGCAAAAATCAGCCTTCCAGCAACAAGGCGTCGATTTATTCAATCAAGAGTTGACAGGAGATCTCCATTGCCCATTAAGAACAGCGGGAGGTCATGGCGCACCAGCAGTTATGCAGCAAAAAGAGGTGGCGGGTATTGTGAGCAAAGGCAATGGCGATATTTGGGAAACGCCAGAACGACACATGAGCCTTACAAGTGGAGGAGGATTAGCGGGGCAAGGTTATGCAGCAATTCGAGAAAATGCCATCGTTCGTAGGCTAACTCCACTTGAATGCGAACGGCTCCAAGGATTTCCCGATAACTACACAAAAGTTCCGTGGAAGGGAAAACCAGCAGAGGAATGCCCTGATTCACATCGATACAAAGGTCTTGGAAATAGCATGGCGGTTCCAGTTATGCAATGGATCGGAGAGAGAATTGATATGATGGACTCAGCAGACTTGTCAAATCGGAGCAAGCCGAAGGCAAGGAAGCAAATGACATTGTGGTGATATTATGGCTTTATTTGATCATTATCCACGGGAAATCGACATGAGGACTCGAAAGGTGATCACAAATAAGAAACAGTTGGAGCATTATCTCAAAACAACAAACGGCAAAGCCAATTTGACCACTACGGTGTATGGTTTTCGTGAATTGAAAACAAAGGGCAATCGTTGTGAGTATAGTACGGCAATTGTTCCTCACTTCGTCATGGACTTTGACGCTGATCAAGCGGTTAGATTGGAACAGATGCCCCTCTCCGATGCCCAAACGAAATGTTGTAGGGAGGTTGAACTGATGTCAAAAATGTTGAAGAGAAAGTCGATACAACATGCGATTTGGTTCACTGGCGGTGGATTTCATATATGGGTAAAACTCGATCAAACATACGACTTGCCAACTGTCGAAATGAATGATTTGTTATTCTCTGGAAGAATGGTGATAAATCAATGGGTCAAGCAATTCAATCTCATAACATTAGATCCGGTGGTTTCCTTTCGACCAGACCGCCACATAAGAATTCCAAATACTTTCAACTTCAAACGACAGTTGTGGGGGATTCCAGTAAATGTGGATGATCTTGAAAAGGGATGGCTTTTCATAGAGGAACAAGCGCATACGCCACGACCTGGCATGAAATTAGTCGAAGGTGGCGGCATGACAATTACGATCACAAAGCGAGATTCTCAAACAATGTTTGCATCTCAATATGATCAAAAATCAAAGACCTTTTCAATGGAAGATCTGGAAATCGATATTGCTAATATCAACAATATACCAATGCTTCCATGTTTATCTCAAGCAGCGTGTGAAGTTGGAAGCAACCCCCCCCATAAACCACGTTCATACTTAATGATGTACCTCATGGATTATTATCGAAACTTTGCAAGACCTCCAAAAACAAGCAAAGTGCCAAACCAACAGGTGATCGGACTCGCTCATGAATTTATCAAATCACTTAATTGGGCCGACTATAACCCAAATGAAACAATGAAGTATCTCCGCCATGGTGCAGATCGATACTACAAGACACCAACCTGTCCAACCATTTACGCAGAAGGCATGTGTGTAGGCAAATGCCCCTATTACGATGGGAAGGGCGCATGAAAATAGGTGATGACATGACAGATGACAAGATCGAGGAAATACGACGAAAGAAAGCAGAAGAAATGTTGAAACAACACCATAACAATGAGTTGCCTCCACAAATGCTTACTTGGTCATTCCGAGTGAATCCTCAATCCGGCTATTGTGAGATCATGCAATTTGATAACATGGTTTCTTTGACTCTTGATCCAAAGTGGGCGAAATTGGTTTGCGATATGTTGAACAGCCTCGAAATCGCTAAACAGGCGGAGGGCGTTGGCAATGAAGTGTGAAATGTGCGACAATGAGGTTGTTTCCAAGGTATCATATCATGTTCTCTGCGATGAATGCGGAGATAAACGCCGAAAGGCATATGCAATGGCGTTCCAGCAAAGAAAAGAGGAGGAGGAATGATGTCCGATCAACGCGTACTTTTTATCGACAATCGAGAGAGATCTGGTCTTGAAAAACTGATCATCAAATATCTCGACAAGAAAAATTTGAATCATCAAATGAGACAAACGATGATCACCGATTACTCTTTTGCAGACGTCGGAATCGAAGCAAAAACAATTCAAGACTACATGCAAAGCATGTATTCAGGACATCTTGAAAAGCAGTTGCAGAATTTGGAAGACAATTACAACCATGCATACTTAGTGATCCATGGGACTTTGGACAAGTATGTTGGATCTGCACGAAAGGGAGGGAGGAAAATACCTTTCCAACGTGCCTTCGCCTCATTTACAGGGTCTTTAGCAAGATATGCCACTGACTACGACATTTCGATCCTAACATTTGACTCAACCTCTCTCGCCGCTCGTTTCATTGCAAAGCGTTTTGAGAAACATGGAACGCTTGGATCATCCTCAACCTATCGGCTCCTTCGGAAGACCGCCACAGAAGACATGAGAATCGACATCCTCCAGGCGGCAGGATGTAGCCTTGCCATCGCCAAGAGGCTACTCGAAGAACATGGCTCGATCATTGAAATTGCTTCGCTCAGTGCCAAGGAATTGATGGTCACAGAGGGCATTGGAAAGGTTCGTGCAGATCGAATCGTTCGTGCGATTAACAGTGAAACAGAAGTTCCTCAAGAGCGCGTAAAGATGGCAAGAGCATGAGGCTTGATATATGACGCTCGCGTTCGCTTACCTTGCGACAGGTGAATCAAATGCTCATGAAACCATCAACCGACTCTGGAGAAAGAAAATGGGACGACTACACATTAGTCAAGTCCCCGTTTAAGGGAAGCAAATTCATTCGAGAATACATCGAACGTTTCAACACGGTGTCCTTTTTCAACGAATATGCTGGCTTGCTTTCACTGTTTTATGTCGTAGGCCAAGTCCTCGCACCCTATGTTCGAGTTCCAATACACGGAATGTTTCTCGACACCAGAGTGCATGTGTTTTGGATACAACAATCTCGAACAGGGAAGTCTGCTGCATATGAATTTACAAAGAAACTGCTGATCGAATGCGAGGTCGAAACCGCCAAATTCACATCTGGTTCGGACGCAGGTTTGCTTGGACACGTCGATGCTGAACCCGAAGTGGATGAAAACGGAAAGCCAACTGGCAAGACCAATTATGTGGTCACTAAAGGATTGCTTAATGGGTACAAAACTCTCCTTTTCGATGAAGGTAGTGTTTTGCTGGACGACAGAAAGGCGTATTTTTCAGAGAAGATCCTGTACCTGCAAGAAGCAATGGCCCCCATTGGTTCTGCCACAAATGATCTTTCAAAGGTATTGAAGGGCGCACCGATCAACATCGTTTCAGGAGTATCTCTTTGGGCGACAACTTTCCCCCCGAAGGACATCATGCACCATGTATTGGAGAAAGGGTTCTTCCAGCGTGTATTCTTGTATCAAAATGATGTCAGCAATGAGTTGCGTCAAACAACCAGTGAGCATCGTATCTCTGGAACTTATGTTCCCGTACCCGATAAAGTGTGGGGGTACTCGGAAATTGCAGAATTTATCTTGGATCGCAAGGATCAGGTTCGTGACAGATTGTTGAAGGCATCGGCTACGACTCAACAAGAATGGAACGAAATGGATGATAACGAAAGAGATTCAATCGCCAATCAATATGCATACGATCTGTTTGATGTGGGGGAAGGATACCATGCTGCTTTACTTAATGCAACAGCCGACTATTATGATTTGGTCAATGGCATCGCCAATCCAAATATCAAAGAAACAGCAACATCATTCATACCCAACATCGAAAATTATACGATTACATTCTCAAACATCATTGCAACGATAATGGGCAGCAAGATCATCACCGCTGATCATGTCATGATGGCAACTGAGATCATTTACGACAACATGCACAACCTAATCATATGGCTTGAGCAGAAGCAGGATTTCAAGGCGAAAAAGAAGCGTGATGCATCTTTGCACGAATGGAAGATTGCATATGGAAAGTGTAGCAGGATGGTTCATTCTCGATCAAAGCGTGAATGTGTGGCTAAGAAAGAACTTGAGAAGGTCTATGCTGTTGATCAAGGCGTTAGCACCAAAACGGCGGAACGACGCTTGAAGAAGTTATCCGAATCTCCTGACGCTGATCGTTTGATGGACGGGAGAAATGCATTCATTGCTTTGAACTGGTGATTTTATGAAGAAGAAAACTAAGAAATTTTTATCGAAGAAAAAGATTGTACCTATTGCGATTTTTTCGGATACCGACGCAAGTGATTTGGTGACAGGTTATAGCGTTCCTTCAAGGTTCAATTTAGCCGCAGTTGTGATCTGGAAAAATGATCGTTTTCATGTCTTTTCCGATAAAGGAAAGGCAGATGTATCGTATGTTCTTGAAGACAACACAAAGACCAACCCTCTTCCTCTTTGGGAATTGAAAGAATTCATCCAAGACTCGTTTTTAGTAGGCTATGATTTGGAAAAGTTTGGGATTCCATTGTTAGAGGAATATCTCAATGCAGAAGAGGATTTTGAACTAAATGTTGAGTATTACGATATTTTGCAGGAATCGTTCAAAGCATACGAAAAACACAGCGGGGAAGGAGGAAAACGATTCCGACTCTTTCAGTTAGCATTTTGGAATGCTTGTGAGAACTCAATAAATGTTGCAGATTTGATTGGATTTACGCATATGAAGATGATTCATTCATGGCATTATGGTCAAAGAAGAAAGGGGATAAAGAAGTTGAAAACGGAAGCAGTTTGGTGTGCTGAATTAGCGCATCGTATTTTCCGACGCCCACAAATACTGGTTCGTGATCACCGTACAAACAAAAAGGTGAGGATTCCAATTCAAAGCATTGGCAATTTGACGTCGGAAATTACTGGAGATTGAGGTTTGACGCCTTGGGCTTCTTCAACTGATTGAATAAAGTCATGACCGAGCCAATAGGGAATGACTGATCGCAAATGGAATTTGTCAATGGTTGGGCTTCCAGGGAAGAGGGTATTTGCTGGCAAATCTCCTACGCCTTGAATACCTGACTTCGATCCACGTGGAGCCTTTTCATAGAACTTACCACTGAGACTTCGAGGCAATCGTGGTCGTGGAACAAAGGTGTCGGGGAAATGTCCAAACAGATCCGTTGGTTTCAAAGCAGGAAGCGAACCTGGGGTCATCTCAAACAGATTTTCGTTTCGAGGAAGTCCAAAGAGGTTAGAGTGCGCGGGATCTCGATATGCTGCTGCATCGATGGTTTTCATTGGGAGATCCGATAATTCGTTCGTGTATCTTGCCCTGCCCGTCGCAGGGTTCTCATACACTTGATACATATCAGGATTCAAACTTTTTAGGTCATCAAACAATTTGCGAGATTGAGTCAATAAACTCATTCCCAATTCGCGTCGATCAATGGCCGACTGGATCTGTTCGTCGCCCATCGGTACAGGTTTTCCTCCTCTTCGAGTCATCATTGGTTTGCCTTGCATATCCAAATATCGTCCTAATTCATCACGCTCATACGAGTCTGGGCTTGAGGCTGCAACGTTGCCTGAGAATCCCAATTTGGATCCTTGGCCTCTGTTCTTGTTGTAGTGGGGTTTGACCCGATCCCAATGCCAACCAGTTGATTTGGTTTCATCCCAATCCTTCCCTGTCAAATCGGAATACTGATCCATCCACCTTTTATCCCAAATCCATCCTTTGTTTCCTGATGCAGTAGTGAATGCTTTGCAAGGAAAGGAAGCGACACCAGCGTCGATGCCTTCCCAATCGAAGTCATCCATGATCTCTTCTGCATTCATGTCCATGACATCTCGAATGTGATAATTTGGATCTCCTTGTTTCAATGATGGATCCAGTTCGTATGCTTGGACATTGTGTCCTCGTTTCTTTGCTGCTCCTCCCCATCCTCCTTCGCCCAAAAACTCAATCAGGGAGGAACCGCCTAAACCTGCGAAGAGTTCAGCAAAATTGAGCCGATCTGCTGCTTTGAGAAGTGCCTCAAATACTTCCTCAAAGACATCATCGTTCATCTCAATCATCTCTTTGTTGAGGCTCTTTTGCCACCTGCGCCTAACTGCCTACGCATGGCAGGTCGCACAGTTCCTCTGGATTTGTTTCTTTTGTACCGCCTTGCAGTACGGCCACGTTTGACCTTTCGACTTTGACTCCATGCCTTGGCTTTTCCTGCTCGTACTGGACGATCTCCGATGTTTGCACGGGTGTATCCTCGAAAGCGTCCTTTGACGATGGAGTCCCATGCTTGGTCAAATGCCTCAGTCATGCAATAAACCCCCATTGATCGAAGGGATAGGTTGAATCAGCGGCACAGGCTTCTTCCATACATGCTCACACAAAGGGCATTCCCACAAGAACATTCTGTCCCTACTTCCCGCATAGAAACCGTTTATGCGTACAGCGAGAACATCAGCGTTGCATTTTTCGCACGTTTGGCTAACCTTGTCTCGATATGCTCTTGACATTTTACCGCCTCATACGTGGGAAGCGTGAACATAGGTTATGACGACTTGTGTTGATTGATCTAACGGGGGGGGCAATGACAAAGGATCGGGCAGGGATAATCTCGAACCAACGTTATAGTGAAGGTTTTCAGCCAAACTTCCAAGCGATTCACCTGCCGCTCCATAGCAATCAACCCAAACGAGCGAAGTTAATCCGTCTTCTTCACTTACCAAAGGCCCAAATTTAAGATCCACTCCCCACCTAAGATCAAGTGGATGCCCTGGCGGATAAGCAATTAGAGGGGTCTTACTTGTCCGATGTATTGGCGTGATTTGATATTCTCCGCCTCCTCCAAATGGCCGTCCAAGCGATACATCGGATTGGAAAAATAAATGCGTTTGACCAGCACCTTGAGGATATTGAACAAATCCATCAGGATCGCGGGCATAAATTACGCCTAAGTTGGGGATGGGAAGGTTTGCTGCATTAAGTCCAGCGACGAAATCATTTCTCGTCCCAGATTTACTTCCATCGCTATGTTCCATGGCTGACAATGGAACGGGACCTGGGCGAATGAATGACCTCTTATCTTCAATTGCATGTATCACGGGATTGCTTGCTCCTTTGCCAACTCGAACAGATGCCAATATGGTGTTCTGCCTCACCAACTCTGCACTCGGAGAACTTGGATACAAGCCGGTTGCAGTATCGACATATGATCCATAAACGAATCCAACATTGTTAGGAAGACGAGGATCGACATAAACCAGGAGTATTGCTTCATCCCCTGGGTTTGTTCCATTTGGTATCGCTGCGCCATGGTATGAAGAGTGATAGTTTGTTGTAGCACCGATGTCTAAAACCGATCCCGATCCAATGTCATAAAACATACCGTCAAGTTGGGCAACACCAGTGTCCACATACAATTCCTTTGTCGATCCTAACGTGCCGTTTGGACGTACACACCCATTTCCGCTGATCGGATTGTTTCGGTCGCTTTCATCGTATCTGTTTAGGGTGATTGGGATAATCCCGTTCCCTAAACCGTTCTCAACAAAGTTGGTCAAAGATGGACTGGCAAGAACATCGGTGTCACGGAGTCCATCGTTTTGATATGTTGACGATGCGGTCTTTTCATGGCCTTCTGCCAAATTAGTGTTCGACATATCAACAATTCCACCGTTTCAATGCCGCACCCTTTGGAGTCATTTTTCCACCTTTACTGGTTGGACCTTTGACTCCACTCATTCGGGCGCAAAAGGACTTACGCCTCTTAGCCTTCTTTGATCCAGCCTTGAGTTTGCTTGGCTTGGTGGTGACAGGTGGTTTGAGATTTGCGCCTTCTTCACGCTTGGCCTTTGCCCGTCCCTTTGCGTTCAAACCGCCCTTTCTGCTATGTCGGTTTGGGTTGTAGCCATGGAATGGCTTGGAATTTTTCTTTGCCTTTGAGATCATTGCTTTTGACAGCAAATCGCAACTTTCACACTCACATCTAAACGCTTTGACCATGGTTGGTTTCCCTCCTACTCCTTGGGGTTTGGATCGCTTACGGCGCGTAGCCGCTTTCTTGTCCGATTGGCTCATACCCCTCGTTGTTTTAGGGGTTTTGGAAGAAACCTTCTTTGAAGGACGACATTTTGGATAGCCCTTACTATCCGTCTTTGCTTCGCCACGTCCACAAGGAGGATGCTTGCCATCCTTATCCTTGCGAGAAACGTCAACCCATTTTTCTTTGAACCAACGCCTCAAGTCTTTTTCGATAAGATCCGAGATGGGGGCGTTGATCATGGTGAATCATTCCGTGTATTGGAAATTGGGGCATTCAAACGCATAGGCATGATCAGAGTGTCTTGGGCTATGTACCAAAAGACCACATGGATCCCAAGTCTGTTTTGCACCACATTCGGAGCATTTGCCACGCCTCTCACGTGTTCGGTTGCCATCCATTCCTGTGTATCGTTCTTTCATCAATTCCCATGCTTTCTCAAGTGCTTCGTGAGTCATTTCTTTTTGCCTCCCTTTGACTTTTTCTTCCAGCCGCCGCCTTTGGACTTGTACCACTTAGAAGCCCAACCGTTGGCGTAGGCCGAAGGGTACACCTTGAACTTGGATCGAGCCTTTGATTTGGCTTGCGACCAGAGACCTGGGTTGGTTGGGGCGTTGTCGCCCTTCTCGTCGCTTTTCATCAATTCCCATGCCATCTCAAATGTTTCAGTCATTATCGAACCTCCATCAAAATTTCAATCCGAACCTCGTTCGTTGTATTTTTTTGGATCGGGACAAACGTCGTTCGGAATGCAGGTGCGTCGAGGGCATTTGTTCCGTGCAAAACAACTTCTTGGATTGGTTGAGCCGATGCTTGCTGAGAATCAAAAAAAGCATTGATTGAGATGGTTCGATCATCGATTCTTTGAATCTCAACATTTTTATTCAGTTGAGTATTTCCTGCCCCACTGTCTCTGCTTGATGCTTTGGATCCAGACGAACCCAATGTGCAATTCTTGATCAGCGTTTGAAGGTGATCGGTCAAAGCGGCTTTGAGGGGGTCGAGAACAGGCATATCATTTCACCACGTACTTACGGCTCTTGCTTGAACCGAGGGGTACACCCCTTTTGTTATTATCCCGAACACCTATGCTTCCAAGGCCGTTTTTGTGTTTTGCACCTATCACAAAACCTGTATTATTTGTGTTCCTCACAGATAGTCGATGAACTGCAACGATTTGAATAGATGTGGACATCGATATGTTTTTGATGTCTTTTTCATCTGCTGATGAACTGTTCAATCCACTGACCACAACAGATTCTGTACGAAGATCTGCGAGTATTCCTTCGATACCTTTCTCATACTGTGCAATCACAAGATTTGTTTTACCAGTGGAATGAGTATGCTCTGCTTCAAACACAGCAAACTTTCCGACAACTCCGTGAGTTGGAAGATTCACTGAAATAAGATCACCTGCTGAAACCGATGTGGCATTCATTAAACCTCTTATTCGTATCATCGGCGCACCATTTTCAACACGGGAGAGCAAAGCCTTTGCGATGGATCTTGCTTCCTTCACTGTCTTCAAACCAGGTATCTGTTGACGCAATGTCTTGACCAAACCTTCTTCTCCGTTAGCCGCAGATTCCCTAATTCGTTCACTGTCTTGAATACGAACAAACACAATCTCATTTCCAGAAATCACATCCCCTACGATCACAATTTCGTTTGGTGAATCGAACAAACGACTAACGATGATGTCTTCGGCTCCATTTTCCACACCTAAACTCAAACCTGTATCGTCAAACACCTTGTCGGAATAAACAAGTTGACCTGCTCGGTAATTGATTATTTGACGATTATCGATTTGAGAGAGATTTCGGATCACATCCATAGTGTTCAAACCTCTTGCATCTCTCGATACAAATATGTCACTGTGTTGATTTCGCTCTTTCAATATCGGATGAGAGTCTGTGTTTTTGTTGATTTTGTTGCCAACTGATACCTGATCTGGTTTTGCTAATCGAATACCGGCAAAGTCGCCTCCAGCGTCATTCAATAATCTCATTGCTGCATCGGTGCTTCTCATACCTATGTTTCCTAACTGAACTCCTCGAAGGTTGGAAATATCGATGCCAGAATCTTTCAAATTCTTTTCGCTTAGGTCATTAAAGGACATGTAGTCGGTGTCTAAATCGTTTTTGACACTGGCAACCGTCCACTTGTTTCTGTTGCCATCGATAACATGCGGAGGGAATTGAGATTCATTGATATTTAGTCCATCATGTTTGATCCTTTGAGTTTCACCCTTTGATTGAATGACGCCCCGATCCTTACCGTTGGTTAAGGAGAATGAATTTTGTTGAGCCATGACGAAATCGGACGGTTCGTAATGCAGTAATCCTTGGAATGAGAGCGTTGTTTTTTCCACTGTATTCTTCTCTCGATTGTAAAACGGCCATGTGTGTCTTTGGATTTTTGATACAACAACTGCATTGTCGATGAAAGAAGGTGCAACCACCTGTTTCCTCACCGTACTTCTTGCATCAAAGAGAGTCCCCACCTCAGTTAAGGACGAAACATCTGTGTAATACCAAGTCATGCCAACATAATCGGATACAGTTGCCCCAGTTAGATCTGCCAAGGTTCCTGACGAGATCGTGATGTCATCGCCTTCTATGGATGAGTAAGTCAAAACGCCCGAATGGTTTAACGCAAATATCTTGCCGCCCCCTTTTGGAAGAACAGACGCATCATCCAAGGAATATACATTAGCCCCTTTGTTAGTCATCACCTTCACCCTCGGATACAAGCGGAGAGCATCTTGTGATTGACTGATTTCTCCATCCTTTGAATGTATGGCGTGATCGCCCATTATGCCCTTTGAGGTGTCGTAAAGCGTTTCCGATTGGCTGATTTTGCCGCCTCCTCCAACGTGGGATGACTGAGAATACCGTGGCTCTATGGATGGTTGCATGATCTCATCGTTTGATATTCGATGAGCGTCGGATTTTGCAAATTGAAGCATATTAGCACTTGGAATTAAATGCCAAACAACATCAAATTCATTGAAATCTGGGTACGAAATCTCAAACGAACCTTCTGCCGAAGTGATTGGTTCAACCTCTCCCAAATCTCGATCCGCATTCATTTCAAAGATTCCATACCTCTTGTCTCTCGTAAAAATTTGAGATCCGTATTTATCGTATGTTCCTGATAGGGATGCTCTTGGACCCAAAACAAAACCATCTTGTAAAAGATCGGAAGCAAAAGCAAACAATTTCAGTGGTCGAACTGGTCGAACAATATAGTCAACATATTTGCGAACTGGATGTGAAGCAACAGCCTTTCCAGTGTTTGAATCAACTTGAGATTTCATAGTGTCTTCGCCATTGCGTGAGATGTATGTTTTTCGCAAAATATACACTCCTCCCCACGCTGGAAGATCGGCGGAACCTCTGACAGCCCATGCATCCAAAGCATGTGTCTTGTGATCCATTCGTACAGAATCCCCAGTTAGAACTATTGCTCCTTTTGAAGCATTTGAATCGGGACTCCAAGTTGGCTTAGTGGTGAAGTCTTTTTCAGCCGTTGCAGTTCCTGCACCATCGACTGTGAAGCCTTCTAACTGCAATTGAGATTTGATCTGGTGCGATGGCAAGACAGGGAAGTGGTATCCAAGCATTAAATCGGAATGCAAAGAAACAGACCTTGTTCCAACCACTCCGTATTGGACCTTCTTATTTTCTATTCTTTCACTTTCAACTTCCATGACCAAACCAAGACGAGGTTCTGCCCTCGATTGAATTTGTCTTATATCGGAGATTTCTGAGGTCAGCAGCGGCATGGCTTCGTTCACTGTCAATGAAGAACCCGAAATTTGACTTTGACCGTTTGGAGGATACGAATATGTACCCAACGTCTTTGTTATCGGCCTCATATTGGTGTGTAACGCATTTCCACGAAGGTGATAAAATTGAGATCCAGTGACGAAATCTGTTGTTTGAGCAATTTTAGCACTTGGCGACAGCGTTTGATCATAGGACGCAGATCCTGTCCATTGTTGCAAGTCAATCCATGGATCCGTCCCCTTGTTCAACGGTTTTGTGTTAAGATCATAATACAAAGCAGGGTGAGGCGAAGCAGTTGCCGTGAATTTTTTGTCATATTTTCGTGACAAGTAGGACTCAACCTCTTTGATTTCATCTGTGGTTAATGCTCTTGGATAAAGGATGATCTCAGCGATTTGTCCTTGAAGGAAATAGGGACTTGGAACATTCGCAATTGAGGTTTGACCCGCCGTCATCCGCCAAAAGGCATTGGTTGCTGTTGCTTCTTGACATCCATTGACTCGAAGGGTTTGAGCGGCAGTAGCCCCTGCGCCATCTCCTCCACTCATCACGCAAGCAACGACATCAGGTATTCCAACATTCATTCGATTCTCAACAGAAGAAGTGTAAAGTTGCCCCCATCCTGTGTTTTGACCCCACCAAAATCCCCATTGATCGGTCCCTGACCACTTGGCGTAAAGGTTGAATCCTTGACGACTCGGAGATCCGACAGGTGCGCGTCGAGAAGAGATAATTCCTTGATATGAGTTATCATCTGTATCCGAACACGCTACTGCAAAGAGAGTAAATTGAGCAGTATTCAATGACTCCAAATACCCCGCCGCCGATAGCAATTTATCGTTTCCATCACAATCAACTACGGGCATATTGTTGAAGTTAGCATTGCTTTTGACAAATGTGGGTTGTGCGGAAGCGGTTGCTTGAACAAATTCGATGTCATTTCCAGATGAATCAATCCAAGAGGTGATTGCATCTCCGTCTTGAAGATCGAGGGCATCCGCTTTCAGCCAAAGACTGGCTCCTGATATTGGCAGTTCGGTTGGGCGTGTATCATCCAACTCGTAATCCCATCCACCTGATGCCATAACATGAGGGGAAAGCATACCGTTTTGCGTGATGCCAACTCTGTTCCCAATACCAATTTTTTCATTTGGACTTAGCAATTCATTGCTTTGACGAATGTTTCTTTCGTCCTTCATAGCCTCAACTGTGAAATCATTTGCTACGAAACCAACAGGAACAGATCGTTCAATTCCTAAAGTGGTTCCGTAATTCCCCCAATCAATTCCATCCGAAATTGAGAACGGAGATGCAAGGTCTTGAACAGAGTCATGTATGCCTCCGTCGAACCTGCCACTGTTTAACATCGCTTGGGAATTTCCTGCATCTGCCTCATTCGGATCTCCTGCAAGCATATTCAAGGCATCGGATCCGGTTCGGAAGCCCCATGATCGCACAGGCAAGCGGCGACTAACATCAATCGCAACGCAAGGTTGGAACGTGAAGAATTGCTTGTTGAAGTCTTCATTGTCTGTATCCTTGTCAATGCCCATGACAACACCGATTTCTTTAGTGGGATCTATGCCATCTCCAATACCTTCTCCTCTCGAAAATCGATTTCCGTTTGAATTCTCACTTCTTAGTCGCAGAGTCCCACTTGCCTCACGAATTGTGGAATGACCCATCCGTACAGCCCCTGCACCTCGAAGTCCTTCGATATTTCCATGACCACTTGCATTTAATCCATTGAATCCCCAATTTTGTAGCCATTGAGCAATGTAAAGGCGTTCAAAAGCCGAACTCTTCAATGGTTGAGCATCTGTTGTTGGGTGCGATGCATTTCTTAAGAACAAACCATTTACAGCAGGGTAATCTCTTGATCGAGGCATCCCTGCTTCACGGTATCGGAACATCAAGAAATGTTCTCTGCTTGTGCCAAATAATGAAGGGTGGCTATATTCTGCAAGCCAGTTACATAGGAAAGCATCTGGTTTGGCTCCGCTGAACGTGTCGGCGTCTTTGATTAAACCGTGATCTGCGTCACTTGGTTTATTGAAAGATGTGCTTGGAACAGTGTTGCTGAGGCTGACCGGCGCAGCATTCATGTTCAACAGTTCTGGATCGTGGGCGAACAATGGTGGAACTGTTGCCAATTCAGTCGCTACACGTGGACGGATAACCCCTTCTGCAAAACCTCGAACAAACCAATTTCCTGTGCTATCTGCGCTTAATTTGCGAATTGGTTCTAAACGCCCACCCATGCCTAAATACTGATTTAGCATAAATCCATTGATCATGAACTCATTCGCAGTACCAAATCGATTATTTTCGGTCAGTGTTCCGCCCTGAACAGTCAAGCGTGTTGCAGACTTTGATCCTGATAATGATGCAGAAGCAAGAGCGAACTCAACTGATTGGCTTATGCCCTCTGCCTTGGTGTGTTCCTGACCTGGTGCGAAGAGATAATCCAAACAATTGCGGTGATTAACAGAGGTGTATGAACCGTCAACATCCGGCAATCTCATACCTTTCAACTCACTCAATGGTATCCCATCACCTGCAAACGATCCTGTCGCATAAGAAGAACTCACTTTTGCTTCCAGCGTATCCAACTCAAAAACAGTTGCAGAATTTGTGTTGTCTCCGCTGCCAAACCCATGGTGTTTGTATTCAGTTTCTCCCTCAAACATCAGTGAATAAGCAGATCCA